ATCATAAGAAGCTTTTGCTTCCGAGATTTCCTTTGCCAGCTTAACGCGCTGCTCCTGCATTGCTACGTGGTCGACCTTGAGCTCCTTGAGCTCTTCAGCCAGCTGACCCATTACAAACTGCTCAATTACCTGAAGGTGTTGTGCAGTCTTGGCCTTGTAAGAAGCGCGTGCTTCCTTGATGGCGTGGGTTAGCTTAGTGCGTTCCTCGTTGAGCGCCTTGGTAGCTGCAACTGACTCAACCGCGTGCTGCTTGACAGCGTCGGTGAGCATGTTGTCCATTGCTTCAACTAGGTCGTTCTTGTCCTGCTCGAAACGAGCAGTAAACTCTTCGCGGACCTGAACTTCAACTTCCTCGCGGAGAGAAGCACGGACCTCGTCCAGCTTTACATTCCAGGCTTCTTCAAGAGCAGTCTTAGTTTCCTCATTGAGGAGACCGCTTTCTAGAAGTCCATTCAATCCATTATTCATTGGACCACTCCTTAGGCTTTTAGGTTGTTGATCCAGTTCAGAAGCTCTTTTGCAAGATGCCCCTGTGCCTTCGGATCATGCTTCACGGCATGTGCCAGGTCTTCAATGACTGCTCCGCGACGTCGCATATTTAGTGCTTCGTAGACGGCCTTGGGATAAGCCTCTGGAGCCGATGGACGTGCCACGATATCAACAGTAACAATCTCGAAATCCGAGACATTACCGCTATCGTCGACGTTACCGGAACCACGAGAGCTAACACCAAGCTTCACACTGTTTTCAAGTAGAGTGCGAACGATGTTGCCCATTGGAGTAGGTAGGATCTTGAGCTTGCCCATACCATTTGGACCGTCCATGTACATCTCGGTGATCATATGACTGACACGGTCGATGTTGATGTTCAGCTCTTCTGGATGGTCGGCTTCGCCGAGAACGCTCTCGCCCCTACGCAGGGTGTCATTGATGCTATCCACTGCCATACGAATTTCGTTGACGGGATAGACACGCTGGTTATGGTTCTTGGTTCCACCCTGGACGAAGATACCACGCATGAACAAGTCCTTGGGCTTGCCATTTGCGCCTTCTGCGCCCTCCTCAACGACGCACTTGGCTTCGTCAAAGTTCATCTTTTCGGTGAGTACCAATGCCATGATGCTTACTTCCTCTTGAAGTCCGAACCACGAAGATCAGTTGCCTGACCAATGGGGCTCTTTGGCGAATCCGAACCAAAACCGTCCTTCGAGTTCAGCTTGGCAGACTTATCGCCTTCCTTGCTGACCTTGGTACGACCGTCGGTTGCGTGCTTTACCTGGTTCTTGAGGAGTGGCTTAGCCTTGACCTCTGGAGCAGCTTCGCGCTCGTGACCTTCGTGATGATCGCTCTTGATTTCAACAGCCTTACCACCAACGCGGGCATCCGCATCGTGCTCTGGGAGTGGCGACTTATCGTTCAGGTGGACCTTAGCGCCATCTGCACCGATTTCCTTACCGCCATTGAGGTTTGGATCCTTGACTGGCTCTAGTGTCCAGCTCTCTTCGAGATCAGCGAAGTCGTCTTCCGACTCAGTGACTTCTTCTGCATCGTCATCGGACTCTTCCGATTCAAAAGCAAAGTTCTCTTCAGTTGGCCCCATGTCTGCTTCTGCGCCAACTGGCTCTGCCTCGTCGTCGCCGAAATTCGCATTCATATCATCGCCTGCAACTTCGTCACCAACAACTTCGTCACCGGTGATTGCTGCAAATTCTGCCTTGAGACGCAAAATCGTATCTTCTAGGGATTCGATGGTGTCGCCGAGGGCCTCTTCAGCTGAAACTTCTTCTGGGCCTTCGAACTCGCCGCCATCAACGTCTGCGTCTGCATCAATGTCGCCTTCGACATCTGCATCAACGTCGCCGTCTAGTTCTTCTTCGCCTTCCGCATCCGCATCTTCGTCTGCTTCGCCGTAGAACTCCTCGGACTTGATTGCTTCCTGGTCATCCTCGATGTCCTGGGAAAGCGATGTATCTTCAGTCATAAGTCCTTCATGGATCTGCTTGCTGCGATCCACGAACCACTCATGAAGAAGACCAGTAGCCTCGCCATGCTCGCCATTGATGAGCATTTCGAGAACCTTGCTCAGGTCTACCGTTTTCATTGGTTGCTCTCCTTGTTACATTGAACATCGCCGGGCTCTGTTCACGCTGTATTTAATCAAAAGCTCTCCTGACTATGCAGAAAAGGCTCCAAAATGCGTGTTTTTGAGTTGGCTTTGTTCAGATAGTGAAAAGGGGAGTGGAACAGTCCACTCCCCTATTGTCTCTTAGTTCTTGAGACCCTTAGCACCCTTGCCACTGATTGGACTTTGGGTGTTTACCTTGCCATCCTGCTTGTTTAGGAGAGCCGAACCATCACCCTTGGGGGTAACCTTCTTGGGCTCTTCCTTGCCATTCTGGACAGTATTCTTGATCTTCACATCAGCGACCTTTGGAGCCTTCTCGAGAGCGTGACCAGTGTGACCATTGCTCTTAATCTCTACGACTTCGCCACCAATGCGGTCCTTGCCCTTGTGGCTTGGAAGAGTTGCCTTGGTGTTTACAGGAACCTTGCCCTGTTCACCAACCTGTGCGCCTTCTTGATTCTGAAGCTTGTCCGAAACAGTCTCAAGACCCTTGAAAGCTTCGTTGAGCTCTGCAATTAGATCGTCAATCGACTCTTCCAGTGAATCGTCATCTTCCTCTTCCGACTCATTGAAGTCGTTAGCCATAACGCGCGCATCAATTGCTTCCTCATGGGCCTTTTCACTTAGACGAGCCTGAGTCTCTGGGCTCAGTTCCTCAAAGCTGATCTCTTCGCCGGTGGCGTGAACTTCAACACCGAGTACCGAGACGTCATTGCTATCGAGGGCGAAGTGGACGGTAACATCCTGTGGACCTTCAGCAGTGTCGATAACGCTCTCGAAGGAGTGCTCATCATCACTTTCAGTAATCTCCGCTTCGTACTGGGGCTGCGACTTCAAACGACGAGCCTTCTGAGCTACCATGTCCAAACCAGCAACTCGACGACCAACCTTCTCGTCATCTACTTCTGGCTTGTCACGCTCTTTACGGGCTGCCTTGCTGTAAGCAAGCATTGTGTCCTTGGAAAGCTCATCAACGCGAGCTTCGCCAAGCTTGGCTTCGACGTGATACACGTAAAGACCTTCACCCTCACCGTCATCAGAGTAGCCGGACGAGCCGTTTTCCCAACCAAAGCTTCCGACCAAATCGTCACCGAATGGTACTTGATCGATTTCAGCTTCGGCCATAGCCTTTGCTTCTTCAGCAGAGTTAGCCTGGAAGTCTTTGACGAAGTTCTCAAAGAAGTATTCGTACGAATCGTCATCTTCGTCTTCGTCGCTGTAGTTGTCTTTGAGTTCACGAACAATAACAGTGAATGTCTGAGTTGCTTCAGGAGCAACCGGCTCAGCCTCGACCACTGGTTCACCGGAAAGACGTGCCTGCACGTTGCGAGCCTGGTCTACAAACCACTCGTGAAGAGCAGCAGATGCGGTATCAGTGTCATCGCTGTTTAGCGACTCCATGATATCCATTAGATTAATCTTATTCATGTTTTCTCCTTCGCGAAAGGAATAGGGTAC